TTTCTAACAGTATCTTTAGAAAATGTTATGTTATACTCATAATCTTTTTTACGTCTGTAAATCTTCTTGTCTGGTACTAAAGCTAAACCTACAACTACTCTCTTGTCTTCGTCTAAGGTTTTAAACTCTACCTTGTGTTGGCTAAGTGCTACAAAGTTTTCCTCTATAGCAGGAAATTCCACTAATGAAATAGCGTATATTCCATCTTCTCTGCTTTCTTCGTCTATAAAAAGTTCTATTGTATCTAAGTTCTCCATATTATTGTAACGTTTTGTTTGTTATATTATATTGTTTTTAACCACCAAACCTTGCTGATGATTTAGTATTAGCATCTAATTGCTGTTGATTAGTTATGTCTTTAGAAACTACATAAGCCTTGATAGGTTTATCAAATTGACCTTGTACTGCTTCTGCAACTTGGTTACCTTGACTACTACCAACTAAGTTGAAGTCAAAGGTCCTGTTACCTACACCACCACCTCCACCACCACTTGCTGTTCTTATTGGTGTAGATGCTGCTTCTGGTTGGAATTTTTGTCTTGCTATAGTTGCAACTTGTAATAAACCACTTGCAATGGTAGCACTTGCTAAAGCAATCCTTGCAATAGTACTTGGAACAGTTTTATCGTTTAATGCTTTGGAAGCACCTGCATAAGTATCTACAACTGCCATAGCAATATTAAATGCCTTTTGAGTATTAAATTGCTTCTTTTTAATTTCATTTTGTTTTTTTCTGTTTTCTTCATCATTTCTTGCTATCTCGTTTTGTATTCTCTTTCTTTCTTTTACAGATAGGTTTTCATTAAGTAATCTGTTATTTAACTCTTCGTTTAAAGCATTGGTTTTATTTTGTTCTATCTGTAATTGTCTTTCAAATTCACCATTTACAAAATCAGTAACACCAGACATTAAAGTTTTGTAGGTTTCTATGTAATGAGATAAGGCATCAAATTCTTCTTGTTTTTTATCACCATTACCTATACCAATAGCAGCTCTTCTCGCTTCCCCTAATGATTCGTAAAGGCTAAATAAAGGTTCGTACGCTTCATCTATTTGTGAGATTGTATCACTTAATTCTTTACCAGATTGAAGTATAGATTCCCTTGTCTTTGATTCTGCATCACCTGTTAACTCTTTCTTCTTAGCCTCACTTATACTTTTATCTAACTTAATTTTTAACTTATACTCTTCTAATATTCTCATTAGATTAGCAACGTGTTCATCGTGCTTTGCTCTTGCTATATTTTTTTCTGTACTTTTAGCAAGTTCAAGTCTTTTCTTTTCATTACTCAACTCCATCTCCAAGTAAACCTTAGAGTATCTTTCTTTTATTCTTTTTTTATCTTTTTCTGTAGATGCATTTGCTAATTCCTCTGCCTCTCTATTCTTTAAGTTTTGAATCTTTATTTTTTCTTGAAGCCTTAATATCGCTTGTTCTTGATTCTTAACATCTAAATCTAAATCTTCTTTAGTTTTGAATATAGAGATTTTGTTTTTCCCAGAAGTTCTACCTTTTTTATTTCCACCAAAAATAAATTTAGCTAACTCTCCATCATTCTTTTTAAGCATATCTAAATACTTCTGAATAGTGTCTTTAGATGATTTTAATGCTTCTTCTTGGTTTTTACTATCAGCTTCTAAAGCATCAGCCATACCTGCACCAGCACCACTAATACTATTTATTAAAGCATAGTAAGCTGTTTCGTACCACTTTAAATTCTCTCCTGCTGTTCGAGCCTCTATTTTAGATTGCTCAATCATTTCGTCTTGAATAAGTTTAGCTATTGCTCTTGCTTTAGCATTTTTTATAAAAGACATAGATAGTAAATCTATTTTTTCAGCAGCCTCTTCACTTAATTCTCCAGTATCACTTATTGATATATTTAAGTCTTTAAATTCATCATTAGCTTTACTTACTAATTCTTTTTTAGTTTCTAATGATATATTGCTGTCATTTAAAGCATCTTTAAGAACCATTAACTTAGTAGCTTCTTCTCCAAATGTTTCGTTTAAAGAATCAATAGCTTTTTTAGCTTTTTGACTACTACCTTCCATTCTCTCCATTATAGAAACAATAACAGATATAGCAAATACAACACCTAAAGGACCTAACATTGCTTTACCCATATCCTTTAAAGCACCACGAAAACTACCTGCTGTCTTTGTTGCAAATGCCATTTGAGAGGCTAACTGTGTAATGTTGTTAGCCATACCTCTCATTCCGTAGTTAGAATCTTGAATAACCCTACCTAATTCTAATACAGAAGATGTTGCACCACCAGAGGCTTTACTAAAATCGTTTTTAGCTTTAGATGTTGATTTTAAGCTGTTATTAAACTTATCAAACCTAACCTTTTCAACTTCTTTAGCAAAATTACCAAACTCTTTTCTAAGTTCTTTTATAGGAACTTGTGTAGCAACAATTTGACCTCTAAAATCTCTCAAAGTAGCTGTTCCACTCTCCTTGTCTACAAGTATCTTATATGTTATACTATTATCTGCCATCTCTTAATGCTTTTTGTCTTTTTCTGTAATCTTTTAACCTCTTTATACTTGTAGGAAAGTTGTACGCACCTTTAGCAAACTGAATATCGTCATCTGCTATATCGTAAAAATCGTTACTATTTAATAGTTCTATTATATCTTTAATCATACTATATATTTCTTGTTCTTACTTCTAATTTTGCACTTCTTGCACTTACATTACCTGCTGCATCTAAAGCCTCTACTGTTACACCATAATCTGTATCTGGTAATAATCCACCAAATGTATAGAATGTATTAGCATCAGAAGGTGTTTGTAAAACGTTATCTAAATAAACCTTATACATAGTTACACCTGTATCATCAGTTGAAGCATCCCAAGCAACTGTAAAACCGTTAGAACCTATTAAGGTTGTTCTTAGGTTAGTTGGTATTGTAGGTGACGTTACATCTGATACACTACCAGTAGTTGCTGTAACCTCTGTAGCAGAAGATAATAAACTTTCATTACCTGCCTCATCATAAGCTGTAACCTTTATAGCATAGCTTGTAGATTGACTTAATCCTGTAATCATTATATTGTTTTGTAAACCTAATGTAGCATATAATACACCATCTACATAAACCTTATACCCTGCAAGGTCTGTTTCTATATTTTGATTCCAAATCATTCTAACTCTATCTGTAAGCGTTGTTTCTATAGCTAACCCAACTACATCAGCAGGTGGTGTTACATCAACAAACTCTTCTAAATTAATATCAAAAGCAGTAATTAAGTCTAATTGACTCTTATTAGTGTTTAAGTTAGTTGTTATTTCATTTATAACGTATGGTGCGCCATTTATAATCAATCTGTCTGCTAAAGAATATTCAAATAAGAAACTTAAAGGAAGCCTACCTTCTATCTTTAGGTTTCTTGATTCATTATTAAACATATTTGAGATATAAGAACTATAATAGTTATTAAATAAACTATTTTCATTTACTTGCAACGTATATTCATCCACTTCTTTACCAAAGTTGATAGTTAAAGAACCATCTGAATTACTATTAGAACCTCTGTTATAAGTGCTTATAAAACTTGTTTCTTCTCTTAATCCAAACTTGTAAACATTCGTATCTACAGAAGTATTTATCCCAAAAAATAATATAGGTTTAGGTGTTTCTGGTTCTTGGTCTTCATTAACTAACCAACCCTCACAAATATTAGTTAAATCACTATTATTCTCATCACGAAGCCTACTAAAGTAAAGTTTCTCAAAAGGAACTTTTACATCATATTTACCTTTATCAAATACAAAGTTATTATTCTTACCATTATCTGTAGCATCAAATTTTAAATCTCCAAAATTATCTTGTTGTATTTCATTATGATTAACTAACCCAAAAGTAGAAGCATCTTCGTAATTAAAGTTTATATCTCCATATAACTGTAATCTCTCTATATCGTAATTAAAAGTATCTACATAATTTGTTATATCCCTTTCTTGACCTGAAAGATAGTAATCGTTTAAAGGCAATATATCCATCTCTCCTGTACTGTCATCTACCTTAGCAACCAAATTAAACATCTTAAAAATACCTGTCATAAAGTCTATTACTTTCATATCTGGTACTTGCCTCATAATCTCTGCTCTCTGTGGAAAAGTATAAGCACCTTCTATTGATGGATATGTATGTGTTTTATCATTGCTACTCCAAGCACTGTCAGATATAGAAGCAGAGTAAGAACGAGTTTCATAAAACTCATCTATAGTCATTTCTACATCATAATTAGCAACACTACCATCAGATGTTATTCTAAACCTAATATCCCAAGTCTTGTATTCTATTGATTTTAACTCATACTGAATAGAATCAGAGCCTAAACTTGTACTTCTTTTAGATACTAATGGAGTAGTGCCATCAAATATCTCCATAGTGTATTCTACATCTCCAGCTATAGGGTCGTTAATAGTTACATCAAACTGTATCTCAGTTCTGTTTCTTGCTTGTTGGAAACCTTCATACCTTGTGTAAGTGTTTATAGGTAGTAATTCTTGGTCTGCACCAGAAGTATCGAAATCAGTTCTACCATTATTAGAGTAAACTATAAAAGTCTTAGAAAATGTTTCATCACCACCAACACCTTGTGTCAAAGAGCCTTTCTTGTTGTGCAATAGTAAATATAATTCATTTAACTTTGAGCCATAAACAAAACAGTCTTGTTTTATATTTATAGAATCATACTTTTCATCTATTGCTTTAAATATATGAGCAACTTTTATTGCAGGTTTTAATTGAGTGTATCTTAAACCATAATTAGCATCTGCACCACTATTGTCTTTATAAATATTTACAGAAAAACCTTCCTGAAATTCAGTATCAGAAGTTACTCCACTACCATCATAAAACCATTTATTCTGTACAGATATTAAAGGATATATTATATCTCTTGATATATTAGTAAACTCTTCCATAGCAGTACCATTATACTGCAATCCCTTTTTTAATCCACTACTTACATTAGATAAGTTAAATTCGTGGTCGAATCTATTTAGATAATCTAAATCAGATAACTTATCTTCTCCTATAACATCTCCTAAACCACTCAAAGCACCAAAGAAAGTAAGATTGTAAGCATAAGGATAACCATTCTTTATTTTAGAAGCAGTTAGTCTTATATAACCTTGCTTAAAGAATATACCATTAATAAATATTCTTGCTCTTTTCTTAATTCTTGCATCAAATGAATTTATTAGGGATGTAGAATAATAGTGTTGAAATATTCTATTATTTCTACTATTAGCAGGTACAACAAATTCTTTTGTATAATCTGTAAAAACAACATCAAACTCTTGTATGTTCTTAATAGTTTCAGTAATTTCTATAGTTTCAAAGTCAAAGAAATCTACTAATTCATAATTAGCTTCTTCGTCTATAGTATTATTAGAAGTATCAATATAAAGTTGTGTTTTTAATCTCATTATCCTACGTTATTTATAACTTCTCTGGCAAACTTAAATTCTATTGTATAATTTATTAATTTCTCGTTTATATGTTGTTTATATTGAAACTCAGAGGTAGATATATTAGCTGTATGTTCTTTATTGTCTTTATAGTCATATATTGTAACATCTTCTGATAAAAGTAATTGTTTGAAAGCCTCATTCATCTCTTCCTCTACAAAACCACTATTTAAAGTTATTTTCTCTACACCATTAACGTTGTAATCTTGATATGTCTTTATAGTGCTTGAAGCGTTGTAGGACTGAATAGAATTAACCCTATAAGATTCTTTTTCTATCTGTAAAGTAACATCACTTCTCTTAAAGAACCATAAATCTTCTTTAATACCCCATCTATTAAGAAAAGTAACCCTATAAGGGTTGTATTTGCATTCAGAGATAGATTTTACTATAACTTCATTACGATAAACTATGCCTGCAACTTCAAATAAAAAGTCTATACGAGCAACATCGTTTAAATCAAAATCCTCTAAGAAATTAAGTAAGCATTTAGTTTCTTCAATCTTTCCACCACTTGTCAAAAAGTCAGAGTCAGAGGTGACTCTATCTTTGAATGAGGAGTAATTATAATCAACTATTAAGCCATCTGAAATTGAAGAATTTGTTTCTTGACGAACTAACTCATTACTTTTACTATAATAGTTTACTTGTAAATCTCCACCTATTCCAGGAGGAAGTAAAGTAGGTAACCTTAGATTAGAATCATCTAATTTATAGACTATATTAGACGAGCCTGCATAACCAGCTTTGTTTTTTAAATCGTCTAACAAGCTAAACACTCCTTTACTATCAATAACAGTAGCATTTCCGTTATATCCATCAGTAGAAAATAAATAACCTCTTCTTGCCGTATATGTTGTTACAATATCAGTGCCTTTTCCACCTGTAGATAAATCTCCAGAAAGTGTTGTTCTTACAGTTAAGGCTGAATAAGTTCCACCACCTGTATAAAAAGAACCATTACCTGTAGTAACCCATTCATACTCTTTAGAATCAAAATAATCATCTACCAGTGGAGATATGTCTAATAAATAATTATTCCTAAAAGCTAAATTAAAAGTCTTTAATACATTAGCACCATTAAGTATTTCTAATTTTAGAGTAGAAGCCGAATCTCTATCTTCTCTACTTACAAAATAAGGACTTCTTGTTAATATTAAACTCATTATTGTATTTTTATATTATCAAACTCAAATGTTTGTTTCATTCCTTCTATAAGTTCTAATCTGTACGCTTCTGTAATCTCTCCTGCAAGTTTACCTTCCATTTGTTGATTAACTCTTTGTATAATTCTTGAACCTCTATAGTTAAATCGCTCAATAGTACCTTCTTTGTCAATACTTTTCGCTAACGCATAACCTAAACTAAGAAAACTTCTATCTGTCATTTTCTTAAACCTACCTTTACTATCTCTTAACAAAGGTCGCATACCCTTTCTTTTTGCCCACTCAGCTAATTTCTGTGCTGGTGGCTTACTCCATCTCTTTAAATAACCATTAGAACCTAATAAATGAGCATACTTCTTATCAGATGTTATAGAAAAACCAGTATCAGTTACCTCAAACCTAATAGAGTTCTTTAAATCACCTTTATCAACTAATTCTTCCTGTACTATTAGTCTTTGTATAGCTTCTTTATAGTCTTTAGCTAAATCTGATAAAACTTCCTTTAATTTACCCATTTTAACAGATTGTAACGTTGTTTTTAACTCTAATTGATATAGTTGCTTCCCAACCTGCTAAAAGGTTCTTAAAACGCTCTTTAAATGGCTCTGCAATAGGTTCGTTGTCTAATTGATATTGAGTTCTGTATAAATCACCTCTTCTAAGACTTGTTATAAGACCATTAATAACTGTTAACTGAGTGTTTAATACATCGTGTAAGTTGTCATTACCAAAGAAATCATCAAACTCTGTTTCTTCATTACTAAAATCAACTATATCAGCAACCAGTACAGAGAAGTCAAATATCAGCATATTATCCTCATTTCTTACTCTTTCTACGAAAATGTGAGATAATGGAAATATAGTAGTCTTATCTAAGTCTATATCTGATAAATCCCCAAAAGTAACAGTATTTATGCTATTATTTGCTCTTAAAGCATCTTTAACTGCATCTACTGCTGTATAAAATTCTCTCATCGTTTCATATTTTGTTTCATAATCTTATTCTCTGTTTCGTTTAATTCCTTAATGTATTCTAAGTACATTAATGCTTTATGTACATTTAAGGTTGTAACTTCATCAAATTTCGTAACATCTCCCTGTGCAAGTGTATAGATTGCTTGGTATCCACCCCACTTTTTTCCGAAGGATTGTCTAAGCGATTCTCCACGTTCTCCTGTAACTGTTGAAGTGTACAATCCATCGTATAAAGAGGCAATTTTTTCGCTAAATTGTAAAAAAAAACCCTTACACCTAAGTAAACATCTAAAGGTGCATCCTTCATTATGTCTGATAAGTGGTCTGAACCTTTATACCTCTGTATATGATACGCATCTCCTTTTCTGTACTGAACAGGTCTATACAATACAGCCATTGCTCTATGTGCTGTCTTATAATCGTAAATATAATTCTCTAAATCCTTATACTCACCATAACTCATTTCGTCTAAGTTAGGTACTAAACCAAACTCAACCTCTACACCATCAGTTCCTCTTAGTTTAAAGGTATTAACTCTAATATCATTCTCACCTAATACATCTCCTAAGTGGTCTAATACCTCTTGAAATTGACTTAAAGGTATACTATTAATAATCTTTAAATCTAAACCACAAAAGAACTGTAGTGCTTTTAGGTTAATAAACTCATCACTATCTTTTACATCTTTATTTTTTTCTAAAACGTCTTGAAACTTCTGCCAGTCCTTCAGTTTTATATCCCTCTTTGTTGCAGGTATTTTAATAATAAATTCTTCCATATACTATTATAACGTAAAAGGTAAAATTTATCTTTATATGTTAAAATATGTTAAAATTTGTTAAAAAGGTTGTGTAAGTCATTTTATATTGTATCTTTGCTATGTATTAATTAAAAAACAAGTTAAATGAAAGATTTAAAACTATATGAAACAATAGCTACCACTATACCTACTTTTGAGTATATTAATGGTGTGGCGTATGAGATAACTATAGACGCAGATAATATGCAGTTGTCTTTAGATAGAAATGGTACATTAGGTTTACAATGTAAAAAGAAGATGGAATTATCTACAGAACTTATTAGTAGTATAATGAATATTTTAGAGCAGAGGTTAAATAAAGAAGTTGATAAAAATAAATTAAATTGGTATTATGAAGCTAACTAAAGAAATGCTTGCAGAGATTAAGTATGAGTACAATAATTTTAAGAGTGTATTAAAGATAGACCCTTTTCAAAAGACCAGAAAACAACCCACACCCTTTCTTAGAGCAGTATTTTATAAGATATTATATTGCAAAGGTTTTAATGACCAAGATACAGAGGATATAATGTTTAGATTAGGTTACAAGGTAGACAGGTCTACTGTTTATGTAGGTATTAGTGGTTTAGAAACTAACTATAAGATGAACCCTACTTGGAGGTACTATTATGATAAGTTCTTCACAGACTTTAAAGAAAGATATGAACCAGTACACATACTTAATAAAAAAGATGATAGAGAGAAAGATAAGTTGGATAAGCTAATAGACGACATACCTAAAAACAAGAGAGAGGAAATATATGAGTTGGTTAATCTGAGAATAAAATCTTGGAGTTGGAAAAGTAAAGATAGGTGTGAGATAATCGAAGGTAGTTCTCCATTAGAGGATACTTTTTAATAAATAAAAACAGATATGATACAAGGAGTACAACCTAAATATAGGTTAATTCGAGAGAGAGATAAGTTAATAAAAGAATCAGCTAAAGTGTTATGGTTAGAATGGAATGAAGATGGTACATTTAAAGATAAGTTTGAATTACCTGCTGTAGGTCGTTCATTAATTATGTCGCCATTTAATAATTTCTTTACTTGGCAGACTACAACAATAACAGAGATTGTAGAGCAAAAAGATGATTATGTAAAGTTTAAAACAGAGAATAGTAATTACGAATTATTTAAAATAGATAAAAATGAATAAACAAGAAGAATTAGACAAAGCATTCACCAGATTCATATTAGTATGTATCTCATCAGAAGCTACAGGACAAAGATTAATATCACAAGATGTTTTAAACATTAAAGAACTTGCTAATAACGTTACTGATATAGTAAAATCTCCTATAGACCTTCTATACGCAGACATTATAGATAACTTTAGAGATTTAGAGTTGAATATGGTAGTTAGTGAAGAAATAGGATTAGAAGACCTTACAGAAGATGCAGAATGGGTAGATATGATAACAGATTTAGTAGAACAAATAAAAGAACATTATTATTTAACAATTAAACAATAGAAATTATGAAAGCAATTAAATTATTAGTAGTAGCATTAGTATTAACTTTTTCTTCTTGTGTAGAAGAATATGAACAGCCAATAGAGTGTAATAGTGATAAGGATTTCTGTGGTATAGTAGAGAGTTCTACCCTTAAAGACAATAACAGGTATGAAACATTACTTAGATTACCTTGTGGTAAAGAGTTCTGGAAGATTATAGAAACTAATGATGAAAAAGCTAAAGGTTCTGTAATATGTGATTTAAGAGATGAGAAAATAAAACTATAAAAATAACAAAGCCAAGCCTCACGTATCGTAGCATCCACTATGTAGAGGTTTGGTAATGTTTAACTACAATAGATAAAACTTATAGAAATGTAACATACTATATTATTTATTTATAGTTATCGATAAACGATAATTTTTATCAACTAAAAATAAATTATTTCGTTATATTGTAGTAGAGAGTAAGGATACTACCAAACTTGTGTCATAATTGTAAGGCACTTGGTTCAGTTAAATTAAATCTGTTTAGTAATTGCATCAGTATCCTTTATACATTTCGTAATGCAACCCAGCTGATATTCAAACTAACCAGTATAATAGCTAACCACTTACTTAGCAAGTAAGAAACTTAAATGTATAGGAGGGTTGCGTTAATTAGTATTAATATTAAGATATAAAATAGATTATGAAATATTGTAATAATTGTAATAAAGACACAGAACGCTATAGTTCTGGACATTGTAAACCTTGCGTTCGTCAACGTAACGAAGTTTTAAATAAAAAACGAAGTGAAGTTGGTGTTAAGTATATTAACTATGAGAAAGTATCAGAATCGAGAGTTGTTTTCAACAAAGAAAACTACGAAAGATTCGATATAAAAAATATACTTCTGTCTAATAAAGATAAGTATATTTACTTCTTACTAAAGAATGAGGAGTTAGTTTATATAGGTAAATCTAATGGTAGCTTGTTAGGAAGAATAAGTAGTCATATAAAAGATAAAGATTTTGATGACGTCTATGTTAGAGCCGTTAATGATGTTAAATCATTAGATAAGTATGAAAAGAAATGGATAGAAAAATATAGACCTAAACTAAATAAAGAATTTATATTTAATGGCATAACATACGATATATTTGACCTTAAAACAGAAGAAAAAATAACAGCTACTAAAGAAGAACTAATCAACACCATAGGCTGTAATAAACATACAATAAATGGATTCCTTAATGAAGACAGAAAAAAGTTATACAATAGATACGTTCTATATAAGAATAGACCTAAAGAATCTAACTTTAAAAATGTATTAGATAATCATACTGGTATAGTTGAAAAACATAACTACATAACGTTTGCTGAAAAAGTAGGTAAATCTCAAAGCCAAGTATGGTACTTTATGAATGGATTACATAAAACATTTATGAAGAAAAGATATACGTTAATTGATTAAGATTTGTGAATTCATATAATATCCTGTTAAATTCTTGAGCATTTGTAACTAAGTATTCTAATATCTGATTTTACGTTAAACGACTTCTAAGCGACTTTAATACACTTCTGGTACCTTAATATTAAATTATTGTTTGGATTGATTAGGAGGCTTAAAAAGGGTGAAATAGAGTGGTTTAATTTTCCAATCTATATCACATATCAAAATCAATACCTTTAAAAAATATTTGTATAAATTATCTTTATATAAAGTACCTTAATTATAGGGTTTATTTATGGTTAATTATAAGGTATAAAAAAAGGTACTTTTTTATAGTACCTTAATTTAATTTAGTTATTTTTTTATTGTTAAAAATTCTTTTTTGATGCAGCTTATCACCTTAAAAAATGTAAACTTATTTTTGTGTCTTATAAGGTCGTCCGTTAAAATATATTCATTAATTATATTGTTTTGTGTATTAAAGCAAATGAAAGCCTTTTTTGTGTTTAGTATCTTTTTTGCTGCTGCTGGTTTTAGTTTTATTGCATCCATATTCTTATTTTTAGTAATTGTTAATAACAAAGCCTGATGTATCTTTCTTAGCATCACCTTTTGCTTTTAAACCTAAAATAACGCCTTTGTATTTTAGCATTTCAAGGTCTGATTTATCCCCGTCAACAACTTTGATATTTTTATATTTTTTAGGTAGTTCACCAGAAAAAACAACAGCTATATTTATACCTTTTTCAAGTCTTATTTTTTCACATTCTTTTAAATTACTTTCAGACTTACTAAAAGTTAGTGTATAATTTTTATGATTTTTATACCTAATAGCACGTGCATAACTTTTTGTGTAGTCATAAAAATAAACTTTGTCGTATGGTATTAAATTAATGTGATAATCCTGGTATTTTGCCATTAAGTAAACGAAATCAATATCACTTGTACCGTTTAATCTAAATGCTACCTTATAATCGTTTTTTGCTGCTTTAGTTACTTCTTTTCTAATCTCAGAAACCAACTGTTTTATAAATTCTTTTTTGTCACTTACAAAATAGTTAGCTTTATTAATCCTACTTTTTTGAACGTTTGAAAATTTACCCCTACCAGCACTATATAAACAACTTGCAATGCATCCTTTTGATGCGTTCGGACATAGTGTAATTTTTTTGCTGTTTAAATTGTGTGGTGATAAATATAGTATAAACGTTTTTATATCGTTTTTAGCTGTTTTGCTGTTAGTAGTACCTTTGCTTAAAAGGTTTTTAACTGGTTTATATTGTTTCATTTTTTTAAGTTTTATAAATTATAAATTTCTTTAATCATTTCTTTGCCCTCGTTGTAATTCTCGTTACCATACTTGTAAAAATTCTCTATCAAATCAAAAACTATTTGATTATCTAAATCATTTTTTAAAAGTAATGTATTTAGATTACTAATTAATTGGCTTTGTTTTTCTTTTGTTGTCATTTTGTTTATTTTAAAGGTTTATAAATTATTGTTATTTTTTGTATATTCAATTTCTAATTTTGATTGCAAATTGTGAGCGTATCTACTATATCTATAGTTTTTGCTTACTTGTTTTTTGGTATGTTCATCTACTACTATAAAAAAATCATTTTCTATATAAACCTCAAATCTATTTGTGTACATTTTACTTATTTTAATTATTGTTTTACGGTTACAAATCTACAATACATTTTCGATATAAAAAAATAAATTGACAAAAAAATATAAAAAAATGTAAAAATAAATAGTTAACTAATTAATTTACAGTTAATTAAGTTAAAACAAAAGTTATATTTTTTATGTTTTTATGTGTTCTGGTTACTTTTTAAATTGCATCCATATAAGAATACATATGCGAATACAAAAAATAAATAACATAAACAAGTGTATAAATAAATTTTATACAAATTATTTTAGCATAGATAAAAACTATATCAAATGTGAGGTACTATGTATTGCAAAGTACTATGCGATAGGGGATTATATTAAAGCCAAATAGGGGTTCATATTAAAGCCAAGTAATTAATTATCAATTAGTTATAGGGTTCATATTAAAGCCAAGTACCCGTTCATATAAAATCGAGATTAGTTGTTAAAAACTTTATCCCATCATATAAAACTTTTTTCGTATATTACCCATTCATATAAAATCGAGATAAAATGAAAGAAATCTGGAAAGAATATCCTTACGACAAAAGATACAAAGTATCAAGCAAGGGAAGGTTTAAAGGACTTAAAGGTCAAATATTAAAACAATATATCGATAAGTCTGGTTATCCAATGACTCATTTAGGTAAATATAAAATGAGGTCTCATTTATTTATAGCTGAAACATTTTTAGGTCACGTAAGATGTGGTCATAAGGTAGTTGTAGACCATATTGACAACAATCCACAAAACAATAGAGTAGATAACCTGCAATTAGTTACACACAGGGTAAACTGCTCAAAAGATAAGAAAGATAAAACAAGTAAATATACTGGAGTGTATTTTGATGAGAATAAATACAGAGCGCAGGCTTGTTTAGGAGGTAAGACATATTTCTTAGGAAAATACGACACAGAAGAAGAAGCATACATTGCAAGGATTGATGCTCTCCACGAATACAATGAATATATTAATGAATAACTTAATTAGAGTGGTTTTAAGCCACTCTTTTTATTTTCTACACTAACTATCCAACAAAAAAGAAAAGTGCCTTAGAATTAACTAAAACACTTTTTATTTGATTACAAAGAATAAAAGTCTTATGCTTTTATCTTCCAACTTATCTGTTGGTGTATTTCTTTTTCTAAACCTACTAATTCATCATCATCTAATTCAAGTTCTAATTCTCCACCATCTTCATCAGAACCAAAGTATTCTGGATATACCTCTACATCTACATTATAATCTCTAACATCTCCTTCATAATCTAAGTCTACATAAACATCTATTTTAACGAAGATGTATTCATTGTCTGTTGTTCCAATTTCATATTCATCTACTTTAAACACAAAGTCTCTGTCTAAAGCATCAAAGTTTTCTAATAAACTGTCTAATTTTAATTGTCCTGTAATTTTCATAATATATTGTTTTTAAATTCTATGCTAAACTACAAAATAAAAATATACCCTGCAAATATTTTAACACTTTTTAACTTATTGTAGGTAAATTAGAATCTGTTAGATTGAAACTAAATGGTTCAAATGGAACATTCCTTGTTCTTCTACATACAACATCAATACATCCAGTATCTTTATTTGCTTTAAGTGTGTACTGTAATTCTGCCTTTTTTTCTAACAGAGACCCCAAATGCCCCGTTGGTTTGTCAGAACCATAGTTACTATGTATAATAGTTACAATATGGCAATTAAATCTTGAGGTAACTTCCATTAACCACTGTACAACTAAGTTACTGTGCTTTAAATCATTTACATCAGAAACTAAATCAGCAATACCATCTATAACAACTAAACCAATCTTATCTCCATTATCAACCATTTGTTGCAACTTATATTCTATGTATTGTCTTCTTGTATTGTAGTTAAGTTCTCTTAAAGAGAATGTTTCATAGAAGTCTGGTATTTTATTATCACCAATCATATCAACAACTCTCATAAATACTCTCTTACAATGCCATTTACCTTGCTCTGTATCAAAATGTATTAACTTTCTATTTCCTCTATGTGCTTGTATATCTCCTATGTAAGATACATCTGCACCAGCATAAGCACCTGCAAGTAATGACATAAAGAATGTCTTATAACTCTTTGGTGGTGCTTGTACGAAACTAAAGTTACCATAAGTAGCTAAAGGTATATCGAATTTAGTTAATCCATTCTTACCTCTGTAAATCTTCTCTCCTTTTGTTAAGCAAACAGGAGGTCTATCTATTTTCTCTGTTAAATCTACAACACATTCATTCTTTTCATCTATGTATTGCATTAATAATTTATCTTCTTCTTCTAATCTAAGGTTATCCAAATTAATGTGCTTTAAAGGTTAATAAAAAATAGGGTAAGCCGAAACCTACCCTATACTCAATCCAGTTAGTTAGAATAGAAAATCATCATCATTATCTACCACAGATGCAGGTTGTGATTGCTCTTCCTTCTCTGCAAGAACAATATTTCCATCAGTCCAGATAACTTTTCCATTACCTAAGTAATTCTTAGGCTCTTTACCTTCTCTTTCTTCTTTTGATTGAGATACAAAGAAAGAAGCATTGTTACCAAACTTTGTTTCATCGTTAATACTTGCAGTAATGTTAATGTACTGCCCTTTTTTACCCTTGATAATCTTATCTTTAGGTAGTTTGCTTAAGTCTAAGCTGAAATTTACTAATGCACTCATAATTTCTGGTTTTAATTTAATTTATAATCCTACGTTAATTGTATTATCTATTTCTTGTACTAAGTGTCTAAAATCACTTCTTTCTCTTTCGCCTGTTACATCTACTCCATTAATAAGTAACCTGTAATGGTCTTTTTTGTCTGTTCTTTTTAATTCAAATTTATTCATATTATTTACTTCTTGATTGTAACATTTGTTTTACAGAGGCTGTAAGCGTATATTTCCTCTCTATCTGCTCTACAGTTACGCTACCATTTTTAACTGCCTCTAAAGCCTTCTTAAATGGTTCTGTATTGATTTTTAATTGAGGTTTACTACTTCCTTTATGGTCATTTACAGCATCACTATCTTTAGTATCATCTATTAATAGTAAGTTACCTAATGCATACTTCTTAGCATAAGATGAAGAACTACCAGTTCTTTGTGGGTTCTGCATACCTTTAGCATCAAAATCTAATATAGCATAAGCATCAGAACTAATACTGCTAACCTCTTGCTCTTCTAAATCATAGATTGTTGCTGTAGATTTAATAGCTAAATAACCACCTCTTTCAACTAATTCTTCTGTTATCTTAAACATTGTCTTAGTTTCTTTAGATATTGGCTTAATAGCCTCTAATATATCCTCTGCTGAACGATAATTGTAATTACCGAATTTGTTTCTTTGTCCTTTGTGAACGTGTAAAGTTGTTTGTATCAACTGTAGTTTTTCTAAAATGTTCATAATTTAATCTGCTATTGGTTTATTTAATATTTCACTTCTTACTATTCTTCTGTAGTCTTCTGGACAATCTTCATCAGATAACTCCAAGACATACCTTTCTAACTCTTTAACTCTCTTGTCTAACGCTTCTATACGTCTAAACTGAAAATCTACTAATTCTTTCATTCTCTTCTGTTTTTTTATTAATGTAAACTTGTTTCCATTCGTCTATTAACTTCAATATAATAGGACTTTGTGTTTTTCTGTAGTCAGAGTGTAGTTGTAATATATGTTCTCTTACTCTGTCTGTTGATTGTAATTTACTCATCGTTAAATAATTTATATTGTGATTCATCTAATTCTTCCCAAAAATACAATTTGTCTATTGTGTTATTAATGTCTTTATTAATCTGCTTTCTCTTTAGTAGAAGATTATCTAATTTTGTGTGTAACTTATTTATTTTAGAGTTTATCTCTTCTAATGTGTATGTCTTGCTACTCATAATTCTTATATTTATCTGCCATAGTTAAATAAAACTTATCATCTTTAGATAACTTTAAACTTAAATAATCATTCATTACATTAGTTCTCTTAACACCTCTTGGTAAATTATCTATAAGTTGTGCTAATCTCTGTATTAATAGTTTCTTCATAATTTATTGTTTTGATTATGATACAAATCTAAGGCTTTATTTCTTATTAATTGTTAAAGAAAACTTAAAAAAGTGTTAAAAGAATAATAACTCTGGTTTCTTAATATAGTTATCAGTGTCAAAATAAATACTTTCATTAAATAAGTGTATTCTTTCTATTCTATGAAGAATAAGTTGTTTTACAAGTCTAAACCTTTGATTAGGGTTAATACATCTAAATTTAACAGCTTTACCTAACCTATGTGCACTATCAGTATTTAATCTAATCTTATCTGCATAAGTCTTAGAAGTGTAACCTAACTCTATGAATGCTTGTAACCTTTCTTTTCTTAATGCTTCATCTAATATAAACACAGGTTCACTTTCCATAAACATTTTACCACTACCTAACTTATCTGGACTATCGAACATAGACCATTTAAGCACTTTTAAGCCTTCTGTATCCATTTCTTTAGTATAAGCATCTGTATAGTTTACTTCGTGCTGATACTTGATTAAATCCTTTCTTTTACTGTACCAACTCATAAGTATTATCTATCTATTCGTTCTCTAATATACTCTTTCTGCTTTTGCTCTAAATAAGCTATCTCTCTTTGCAGATAATCTAATGCTTTACGCAAGTCTTGTAATTCATCATCTTTTTTACCTGCTCTTGCTACGTATTTAAGTATGTTACCTCTGTTAAAGTTAAGAGCGTAATCTTTACACACGTCTATAATATCGTAATCTTTACCTGTTTCATAATGTAATTGTGTACTTCTCATATTTTTCTTGTTTTTAAGTATGCTACAATAAATAGCACTATTAATATTATTAATACTGTTTTCATAATTCTCTTAAATATTCTCTTATTCTTGATTCACTTAAATTAAGAATGTAAGCAATATCTTTAACAGATGCGTTATACTTTGATTTTAATAAGTTAGCTTTATTAGCTTTCTCTTGTGTTTCTGCGTTTACAATCTTTGTGTATTCTCCTGTTGCAGAGTTCCAATTTGTTCCTTTCATTTTATTTATATATTAATGTTATTGTTATTTCACACTACAAATCTACAGATTATTTTATTAATAAGTGTTAACGAAACGTTAAAAAAGTTTTTTCATTGAAGCAAGACCTTCTTTTAGCACATAACTATACTTTGTTATCTTACTGTTTTTATTGAAGTCTGTTGTCTTAGGACACTTAAAAGGTATTGGATTACTATTTAAAATAACACCTATATTTTTAGTTATATTAAATATGTATATCCCTTTTTCATCTGTAACAACATAGATGAATATTTTGTCTTTTAATTGAGATGACTGGTAGTTCTTAAACAGTTTAAGGCATTCTATTAGCTTATCACTATAATACTTTCTTCTGTTCTTTATCTCAACAATATAATTACTATCTTCAGCATCATAGGAACTAAAACTATCCTTACAAAGAATAAGATTAGTTCCATAGTTACTGTTTATGAAATCTATAGTTGATTTCTCGTTCATTAATTAAATTCTTTCAAAAATTAGACCTTTAACTTCTTTATATATTCCTCTTAAGTGTTTTGATAAGTAGCTATTGTCTATATTGTAATACCTACCAGCTTCTCTCACACTAAAGAACTCCTTACCATCATTAACACATCTAACACCGTGCTTTACGCACGGATTATTTTCTCTGTTTCTTTTCGATGTACTATTTGATAGTTTTTTTATGTATTCTACATTACTTCTAAAAGACTCTACTTGCTTTTTTATACTCAACGGAGTGTGATTACTAACACCTTTTCTCATTTTAGACATTTTCTTTCTTGTTTCTTCTGAGAATCTTGGATGGTCACCTCCAGAAGAAAGATTACATAAATTACTAAGTCCTATCTCTGAAATTATAAACTCTTCTAACTCTAAGGCTTCATCAATAGATAGTTTACTTGCAACAACATCAACAATGTAACCGTATTTGTTAACAGTATTAACCCAGTGATTAGTTCTTCCGTGTTTATGTTTAGCTCTTTTTAAACTACCCATACCAACATAAAAAATCTCATTATTTGTTTTTTTTCTATGCAAGTAAACTACCTTATTGTTCATACTACTTAAATTTAGATTTCTTCCCGTATTTTTCTAATTGCATTGGTACAGCTATAGCAGTGTGACCACCTATTACAACTCCACAGCCGATTGCTGGTTTTTTACCAGCTTTAGCGTAAGCGAAAGCATATCTCTCGTGGTCTATTCCACACCCACACTGTAGTCCAAAAACTCTTGAGTTATTACCTACCATATACTCTGAATAAAGCTGAGTATGCAAGTGACCTTGAACTGTAGACTGCATATCCATCTTAGCCCTGCTTCTGGCAGTACCACCTTCACCGTGAACATACTTAACACCATCAATCTCTGTAGATACTTTAAAATCCCAATTAGGCACCTCTAAAACATCATTATAATCTTTTATCCACTTCTTAGGTATACCACCTGTTTGTGCCTTACGAGCCACCATACGAGTATGATTACCTATCATAACTTCAACGTTAGGAAATTGCTTATAATACCTATTTAATCTCTTGATAGCTAAATCTAACTCATCTCCACCACCTAAACCATCAGCATCTGTTTCGTGATAGCTTGAGTAATGATTATCAATCTCATCTCCAATATGTATAACTCTATTACAATTATACTTATTGTAAGTATCTACTAAGAAGTCTAAATAAGTATCTAAGTCAAAAGGACAATGTGTGTCTCCTATAACTAATACTCTTGATTCTTGATTGTTCTGCCTGTAATTCATAAGCATTTGTTCTTCGTCTTTAGATAGACGATACCTGTTTGAACGATTCATACTGTTTGATTTTTTTTACGTTAGTTACTAATTTTAACATTTTTTTACATTCATTAAATTTATCTTTAGCTTCATCTTTATAGAACTCTAAAAATAAACTATAAACTCTTCTGATTAAAGCAAACTCTGTTTTAGCACCTTTAAGTATTTTATGTGCTTTAGCTTTACCATAACCTTTAAAGTATTTTACATTATCAGCAGTATCTCCCATTATCATTTGAT